CCTGGTGCAACGTGTGCCATTAAGCGATCTTCGTTGCGTCCTAGAGCTGCTAATCCTTGTCCTGAGTTGTCTACTATATTCATTTTTAAATTCTACCCTATTCTTCTATACATTTTAACCAAAATACAAGTAAGTATCTATTTCCTGATTCTACCGATAAGCCTCTATGCATATGAGTAAAGCTCGGAAATATTAGAGCGTGGCCTGTAGGTAATGGTTCAACTGTACCACGATTTAAAAATTCAGTTCCGCCCCCTTCGTACTCACCAGTATTTAAAGGAACGACCATACTAATATCGGCACTAGCATCATGATGCCAAGCGCCTTGTTTTTTATCCTTTAAATTATAGTTAGCTATTTGAATTGCACCACCATTTACATGCCTATTCCAAATATTTAAAAATATAGGATTACCTATAGTATATATTGTTTGAAACAAAGATTGATAGACTTCCGGACAATTATCCTGAAAAGTTATTTCTGGTATTTGTCTTAAAGTATCTTCGTCAGCATTAGGCGTAAAGCCATAAAACTTTTCTAAACTCTTCATTTCATCAACCAATATAGAACAAAACTTTTCAGAAAAGAATGGAACCGTATATACATCTTTTAACGGTTCTTCAATTATATTGTGAAGCTTGTTTTGTACCGGACTGATGTTGCCTTTATTTTCGTAGAAATCTACTATATTTGGAATAGAGTCTTTAACAGCGTTAAAGGTTTGTTTGTTGATATACCAATCAGCAGGATGCTCAAGCAATATATTTTTTGTTTTATATTCTTGCGCTTGAGCTAATTCAGCCATAATTAAAAACTTGCTACGTTTATTGCTATATCACCAGCTATTTTTATATCTACTTTGCCTAAATCAGCAGAGGCTTCAAAGCCTAAGTTATTAGTTCTTTCACCTATATCAACCCATTTAGATCCTGTATATACCTGTAACACACCTAAAGTAGTGTTCCAGATAATACTGCCTGCTAAAAAATTAAATTTAAGTTTGTCTGCGTCATTTACTTGTTGAGTTTTATTAACATCAACTGCGCCTAAATTTATCTCTAATATTCTAGTAAGTCTATTAAAAATATCAGGAGTAACTGTATCAGATGCAAGCGGTAGCTGAGTTTGTAATATTTTGCTCATCTTCTACCGTCAGGTTTAATATCAATTCTAGTTGCTCCAAGCCTCCATCCTATAGATAAATTACCATCTGCCGTTGCATCATCATCTGATTCAAACCTTAGAACTATTTGCCTAGCTCGGCTTCTTACAAAAGCTTGCTGTGTATTTGCTGCAATAGCACTTGTAGAATTAACGGTTAAAGAGTCTCCAGGAAAGTTTCTTGTTTTAACAACTATGTTTACATTACCAGAGTTATCGTTTTGTAAAAATTTAAAATCAGGAATTATTTTTTGCATAAAAGCAAAGTCTTGGCCATCACCCAAGTCAAAGTCAGAACTCTCTATAAATACATTAGTCATAGGAGATCCATCATCATTAAACCCTATTTCATGTTGATAAACATAACCATCACTTACAGCTCTAGGATAATTTTCTGTACTTGCATCTAGCCAAGCAGTTCTAGTTAAAGAACCATAAAACCAAACATTTTCTAAATAATTAAAGATTACATACCTATCTACTTCCGTAGCATTTTTAGAACAGTAGAACCATCCAACTTCATTTTTATCAGCAATCGTAAATGCATTTATCTTAAATGACTGAACTAAATTTATATCAGAGAAAACATAATCTTGTACCGTACAAGGCAAGGTTTGCACACTACCGTTATAAACATAAAAATTGTTATAACTCATCCAGTAAACGCCTTGTGGAGCAGTTACCGCTGCTTTTGGTCCAATCAATCCAGTTCCTTCGTTAATTAAGTTCACAGCAAAAGTGAGAGGCGGACCAACAAACTGCATGCTGTAAAGAGCAGTATCGGTCCAAATTAATATTTCTTGCCTAGCTTTTACTGAACCTATAATAGATGAACCAGAAGAAACTCTTAAAGAACCAGCTGTGTTAGTTGTTCTTGGTTCAAAATCAAGAGCATTTTCTTGATCACTAAAAGCAATTAACATAGGATCTATTACACCAGTTCTAGAGCTACCTGATATAGGATCTGCACCTAAAACAATTAAATGACGATCTTTTTCTGAAGTGATGACTTGTAAACCTACGGTTGGAACCTGATTGGCTCCAGAAGTGGTAGATAAATTAACAGCTCTAGTTGTCAGTCCATTATTTTCAACCCACCTAAAAATGCCGCCTCCTCTTTGATTAATAATTAAATCTTCACCAAAGTTATCATGTGTCCACAATCTAAGTTGGTTGGTAGAAGAAAGAGAAGTAGCGGATCCAAAAGCACCTTCACCCCAACCATCTAAACCCCACCCAGTTCCAGGAACAAAAACATCTAACCCTACATTTACTTGATAAGTACCAACGGTTGATCCGCCGCCATTACCGCTATCTCCAGCCGCAGCCAATACTGTTTCGCCGCTAGTATTTTTAGCTTCAATTGTATAAGAATTAGCATTTACAATTGTTGCTATCTGATATTCTTGATTTAATACAGCAGAGTTAATATTACCGCCAAGAGACGCTGCTCCAGAAAATGTTACAAAGTCATTTTGTACTGCCCCGTGAGCTGTATCAGCAACCGTAATTGTCGCATCACCAGTTCCAACTTTAGCAAAAGTTACATCTCCTGCGCCGGTAGTTAATCTAATAGGAGTTATATCATTAAAAGAATTTCCCTCTTCTATATAATATTTAAAAGTTGTTCCAAGACCTAAGTATTTAGTGCCAGCTAAAGCTATCCAACCGTGTAATGCTCTACAAGTACCTAAAAATACATTTACACTATCTTTAGCCCAGCCACCAAATTTTTCTGGCCTGCCTTTTCTAAAACGAACTAAATTGCAATCAAACCAACCGCCCTCATTATCATAGTCAGTACCTTCTCTGTTGATACCTGGTCGAAAAATAGCTTTTTGTAATGCCATTTATACTTGACTCCAATCTTTGCCTTCAAACAATAAAGCTTCTGCTTCTCTTCTGCGAATTAAACCTTCATTTACTTGACCACTTACTTTGTTCCATCTCTTAATTTGGTATGGAACTTCTTCATATTTTTTTTCATTTAAAACACGAAGCAAAGAACTAGAAGAAAGATTGGTAGGCCCCAGATTAAAACACCAAGAACTTAAAGCATCATATTGAGATTGATCAAGCGGTACGTTGACCATATTGCTTACATGTTCACCATACTCTTGCAATTCATCTATCAACATAATATCTGCTTTTTCTTGCGCCCAAACATCACCTTGCCTAACTCCTCTGGTAGAACCATATCCAATAGTCCAAACTCCTGCTGCGCACTGGTAGGCCTCTAACTTACAACCTTCAAATTTTTTAACTAAATCTATACCTTCTTTTGATATAACCATATTATTATCCCCAAGTTCCGTCATCTCTGACTTTTGCTGTTTTAGTTCCACCCCAGTATTCAACTGCGTGTTTTTCTTTAATAAGCATTTGGCAAACATCTTTACCATCTTCTGTAAAAGGAATTGCAAGTATTCTGCCATATTTACCTTTACCTAGTGATTGTATTAAAAATGATCCTACGCATAACTCTGATAATCTTGCTGACGCTTTTTTACCGAGTGCTTTTTCTGCTAAATTTCTGGTTCTTGACTCAGGAGTGTCTATACCTGCCAACCTACAGCGTTGTTTATGCAAACGCACATCAAATCCTAAGTCAAGGGTAACATCAATAGTATCGCCATCAACCACTCTCTCAAGGGTTGCTTTGTATATATATGGTTCTGGTTTTTTACTCATTATCTTTAGTTGTTACTTTTCTATAATATACGACAACATCTTTTAATTCAGTAATATAGCGTTTAATTTCTTGCATGTTATAAGACATAACTTCGTAATCAGGTATTGTCATAGCAAGAAATACTAACTCACCTTCTTGTTTTTCTATTCTAGCCAGTTGTTCTTCCCAGTTTTCCGGAGTAACAGCTATCCACTGTAATTCTTTTAGATTAATTTCTCTAGGCATGATAGGTTGAACTATCTTGCGTTCTATAGGTTTAGCAGTTACTTGTATTGTTTTAGTTGGAAGTAGGCTGCAACTGCAAGCCACTATCAAGACCATCAATAGTGCTACTGATTTTCTCGATATTTTCCATAATNTGTTTTGTACCATTATTTATTTTCCTTTCCATTTCAACTGGGTCAGCAAGTATTTTAGATGCTAACTCATAGTTTTGTATAAACTGTGTATATCTACTCAGTTCTCTTTGTGCTTTTTGACTCTTAACACTAAGGTCTTGAAGTTGTTGTGTTTGTAATTCAAAGTCTTCTTGAATAGACTTTATTGCTTCTTCTTGGGTAGCTACTGCCCCTTCTAAAACTGCATTATTAGTTTGAAGTATTTGGTTTTGACTGTAAAAGTAGTAGGTAGCAAAACCAAGAACTAAAATAATGCCAACAAGTATCTGTTGCATTATCCGTTAAGAGGGTTGCTGTTTTTGTTTTCTAGTTTGTTAAGATCTTTTTCAAGGCTTTGTAAATCAGCTTTGATGGTAGCCACATCTGTTTTAATTTCAGTAACATCTGGCACTTCAATACTATCTATTTCTTTTTCTAAAAACTGTACTGATGTTTCTATAGATGCAAAGCGCTCTTCAATAATTTTCATTTCATCTTCTGCTTCGCTTATGCCGCCAATCTTGGCTTCTAAGTTTTCTAGCCTGTTTACATACTCTGCGCCTGTATATCCAAAACCAGCAAGGGTTCCTACGATACCAACCAAAGCAATTATCTGAGTTGTTTTATTTTGAAACCAGTCCATAAAATCTCCTATAGTGTTGGCTGCAATTTTCTTAAATCAGTTAAAGTTTTTATACTTTGTCCTGCTAAACCATTAAATGCAGCATTATTGTCTGATAGTGTATTATTAGTATAAATGCTTTTTGTCTCATACCACAATTCTTTTTGCGGCATGTCTACTGCTCTATAAGCATTAAACCCTGGTAAAAATCCCATAACAGCTATAATTGCATTTTCAGATCCATACTCGCCAGTCTCTTCTTGTTTGGCTGCAACTTGTTCTTGGGCCGTTTGTAGGTTTTGAGCAATAATATTTTCTACGGTTGTATCATTTTCTGCATCAGCACTAACGGATGCGATAGATGTATCCATTTGATCTTGAGTGTTTTCTACTGTTCCAACTGAAACAACCGTCTCTGTTGAAACTGTTTCTGTTTCTACAGATGTAGAGCTGAAAGAAGATCCAGATACAGACATGCTACTCATA